CGAGGCCCAAATGGACATCGAGGAACATTCAATCGACCCGAACGATTTCATTAACTCACTAGATTTGTATGCGGGCTGGTTGATGGGACTGATTCAAAACAATGGAAGTGATGAGATAGACGAAGAAGGTGCGCCAATCTACGCGAATTATTCAGACGCTACCATTGCAGGAATCGCCGCAGCATTCACATATGCAAGACTCCTGCGAGTAGTTTCCGCTTGCATTTTCCGATTGAATCAAGGCGACTTTACCGAGGAACATTTCCATCACGAGTTGAATCACGCATTGCATATGCTGGAAACGAACAGCCCCGAAACGCTAGACTATGAAGATTGAGAAGCAAGTCACAGAGCTGGCTGAGAAATATCACAAGCTAATAGCAGGAGATCATCACGAAGACAGGGATTGCCATTGGCACATTGAAGCCCGTTGGAGCTATGGCAAACCGCCTGTTTTCATCGTGGAACATAGCGGATATTTACACGAAACGGAGCGTGCTATTTTCGACAAATACGAAACGGCAATGGCATTCCTCCGCGATGAGTTGAAAGACGCGATAGAGATAGAAGAGTTTCACAAGGCACAAATGGATGGCATTAGATTTCCCGACGACATCCCCGGCGAATTGAGAGCATTCGAGCTATGAACTGGAACGAGTATGCGTTAGAGCTTGCGACGATTGCCGCGAAGAAAAGCAAAGACCCGTGGAAGCAAGTCGGAGCTTGTTTACTTCGCCATGATAATACTGTTGCAGGAATAGGCTATAACGGCTTCCCCGCTGGAATGCGTGAGGATTGGGTTGATAGGGATAAACGAAGGCTCTACATCGTCCACGCCGAGCAAAATGCGTTGCGTTATGTGAAGCCAGATGAATGCGCTTTGATTGCTATCACGCTTTTGCCCTGCAATGATTGCTTGCGTTCCATTGCATCCTATGGAATCAAGAGGGTGATCTATCGCGATATTTATGATCGAGACATCACTAGCATTTCACTAGCGCAAGACTTCGGAATAAAGTTAGTGAGGATGCAGGAGAAACGATTTTCCTCCTATTGGGATCATTCAACAAAGCCGTCGATGTTCGTGATCAAAGAAAATGGAGTTGAGATTTATCGGGGAGGGTATACAGAAGGGGAGAAGCTTTTAGGAAAATAAATATATGAGATTCCACATTCTAGGATTTAACAAGTATTATTTGTGGCGTAAATATGCAAAGTGGTATATTCAATTGATGCGATCAGCGGAAGCTAACAATAAAGGATATACAGAAAAGCATCACATTTTTCCTGTTAGTATTTTCGGCAGAAACAAATTTATAGCGAGGCTAACAGGACGACAGCATTTTGTGGCACACAAGATTCTAGCCAAAATATATTTATACAGGCTAGGTAAAGACTCAAGCGAATATTTCAAAATGCAGAAAGCCTGCACTATTATGATGGCGAAAACAGATGTGCGTAAAAATTCACGCAGATTTGAGTTTTGTAGAAAAATGGCACATGAAGCATCTGTTGGTCGATTGCATACAATTCAGTCTAGAGAAAAAATGAGGCTGATTCGATTTGCTAACAACCATCGCAAGGGGACAAAGCGGTCTGAAGAAACTTTAGCTAAACTTAGAAAGTCTCTTGCTAATGTAAAAATTTCAAGTGAAACTCGCGCAAAGATGGTTGAGTCTTTAAGGATAAATCCACCTATGCTTGGTAAAAAACACTCAATAGAAACTCGCGCATTGCTTAGTAAAATGCGTAAAGGAAAAAAACTATCTAGAGAGCAAGTTGAAAAATCCGCCAAGGGTCGCTTTAAATCTATAGCGACACCAGATGGTATTTTTGAAAGTCAAAAGGCTGCGTCCAAGCACTACGGAATAAGTGCATCCTCCATGTGCGATAGATTAAAAACAAACCCTAAAAACTATTATTATTTATGAAATTTACATTCCACTGTCTTGGAATCCCGCACACAGTAACCAGTAAAGAATTTAATGCGTGTGCCTACACGATGAAAATTTTAAAATTCGGCAAGATGATGGTGGAGCGAGGGCATGAGGTGATTCACTACGGCCATGAGGATTCGGATTTAATCTGCACGGAGAATGTGCCAGTAATCACAAATTGTGATTTCAAGAAGTCATATGGTTCGCATGATTGGAGAAAGACATTCTTTAAGTTCAACACGAACGATCACGCTTATCAGACTTTTTTCAAGAATGCGATTGAAGAGGTAGGGAAAAGAAAGTTGAAGCATGATTTTATTTTGCCTTTCTGGGGTAGTGGAGTAAGGCCGATTTGCGATGCTCATCCTGACATGATTTGCGTTGAGCCGGGCATTGGGTATGCGGGTGGACATTGGGCAAGATGGAAAGTCTGGGAGAGTTACGCGATTTACCATGCTTATTACGGCTTACAGGCTGTTGGAAATTGTCGGCAAGACTGGTATGATGTCGTCATCCCGAATTATTTCGATGTGGATGACTTTGAGTTTAATCCTCACAAGGATGACTATTTTCTGTATCTAGGCAGGGTCTACAGCGGGAAGGGCGTTGATGTAGCGATCCAAGCCACAGAGAGGGCAGGGGTGAAACTGGTTATCGCAGGTCAGAAAGAAGAAGGGTATAAGTTGCCAGACCATGTGGAATATGTTGGGTATGCCGATGTGGAGAAGAGAAAGAAGCTAATGGCTAATGCAAAGGCTTCGTTCGTTCCTTCGCAGTATATCGAGCCATTCGGAGGGGTTCAGGTTGAGAATTTACTATGTGGAACGCCAACGATTACGACAGACTGGGGTAGCTTTACAGAAAACAACCTGCATGGCATTACAGGATTCCGATGCAGGACGATGGGTGACTTTGTGGATGCGATCAATAATATTGATGACATCAAGCCGATGGATTGCAGAAAGTGGGGCATGAACTTTAGTCTGGAGAAGGTTGCGCCGATGTATGAGAAGTATTTTAACGATGTGTTGGATGTCTACGAAGGCAAAGGCTGGTATGCAGAAGGCAATGGCTTATTTTCCTCAATAAAGAATTACCCATGAACTACATTGTTTTAGGTGTTATAATTTATTGTATTATTCTATATTATATTGAACATGAAAGCGATCCTAGAATTTAATTTGCCAGAAGAACAAGACGATCATGCTTATGCGTTGTCTGGACTTGATGCATTGTTAGTCATTAGCGACTTGGAAAACGAGATCAGAAGCAAACTGCGTTATGACTCTGGCGAGTTTAAGGAGTTTAATGTTGAAAGCTACGACGATAATGGAAAAGAGATTACTCGCCGAGTTAAAGGTTGCGACGATACGCTTGAACAAGTTTGGAATGTCTTGCTTAGATTTAAGCAAGAAAGGAATTTGCCAGAGTTGACATGATTGGCGGAAGCGTCAATAGGGTTATCAAGTTAGCCGAGGAAATTCGGGAAGAGGCTGACAAAGATGAGGATGTAGGAATTGTATATGCGGCAAAGCATATTATTCTAAATGCTGGCATTGTTAAAGGTAAGGTCGAGTTGGACATTCCGAAGTCAAAAGAAGTTGTGCAGTCTTATGTCCAGAGCTTGCTGGATGCAGACCAGTTTGAAGCGGCAGCAACGATTTTATGGGGGCCACAAGTCTATGATTGGAGGCCAATGTCCAGTCAAAACACATGGAGATGCTTGTTCGATCACGATAAGTTGTTGATCCAAGGTGCAGGCGCGATGGGTAAAACATTCGGCGCGGCGGCATGGTTCTTGTTGGATTGGATGCGTGATCCCCACTATACTTGTATTAAAGTTGTGTCATTGACTGCCGAACACGCACAACGAAATGTATTTGCAGCTATTAAGAAATTCTATACCACTGCATTGGTTAGGCCGGAATTTGAAGGCAGTGAGACACTTGTAAAAAGCATCCAAGCTAATAGTGACAATAAGAATGGCATTCACCTAGTTGCTGTTCCAAGGGGCGATAGTGGAACGGGAACATTGCGTGGTTTCCACCCTAGCCCAAGAAGTGGTAAGCCGCATCCGAAATGGGGCAGGATGTCTAGGACTCATGTTGTGCTGGACGAAGCTGAAGAAGTCCCTGCTGGTGTATGGGAAGGCTTGCAGAACATCTTGTCAGCGGCGGATACAGAAGGCGCAAAAGGACGAATCAAGATATTTGCGGCAAGCAACCCGAAAGATAGGACTAGCGAATT